TGTACAACTATTGGGTCAGCCAGGAGGCCGAAATGCTGGCCCTGGCCCCCAAGGCCCCGTTCATCGGCTACGGCGGGCAGTTCGAGGGCTACGAGCAACAGTGGAAGACGGCCAACACGACGAACTGGCCATATCTGGAGGTCAATCCCGACGTCACTGACGGCGCTGGCAACCATCTGCCACTTCCGCAGCGCGCGCAGCCGCCGATGGCGTCCAGCGGGCTCCTACAGGCCAAGGCGGGGGCTTCTGACGACATCAAATCGACCACGGGGCAGTATGACTCCAGCCTTGGGGCGACCAGCAACGAGCGGTCGGGCAAGGCCATCCTCGCCCGCGAGAAGCAGGGCGATACCGGCACTTACCACTACGTTGACAATCTGGCGCGCGCCATCCGTTACGTGACGCGGCAACTGGTCGACCTGATCCCAAAAATCTACGACACCCAGCGCATCGCCCGCGTCGTCGGGCTCGACGGCGAAGTCAGCATGGTCAAGATCGACCCGGATCAACCCGAACCCGTCCGCCGCGTCGAGGACGAAGAAGGCAACCTGCTGCACAAGGTCTACAACCCTGGCATCGGCAAGTACGACGTCGTCGTCGCCACCGGACCCAGCTACATGACCAAGCGCCAAGAGGCGCTGGACGGCATGGCGCAGCTGCTGCAAGGCAACCCGGAACTGTGGGCCACCGCAGGCGACCTGTTCGTCAAGAATATGGATTGGCCGGGCGCACAGGAGATGGCCAAGCGGCTCCGCAAGGCCATCGACCCGCGTCTGCTGGCCGACGACGACAAGCCGCCGGAATTGCAGCAGGCCGAACAGCAAATTCAGGCCATGGCGCAGGAACTCGACCAACTGCACGGCATGCTGCAGAACATCGGGCAGTCCATCGAAGCCCAGGAACTCGACGTCAACAAGTTCGAGGCCACCATCAAGGCCTTCGACGCCGAAACCAAGCGCATCGCGGCGGTTCAAGCGTCCATGAGCCCCGAACAGATACAAGACATCGTCATGGGCACCGTCCACGGCATGATTACGTCGGGCGATCTGATCGGCGCGATGCCGGATCGTGAAAATCCAGCCGAACAGGAAGGTGAAGGCCTACTGATGGAGGCCCCGGAAGGCATGGGAGCCCCGGAAATGCCGCCTGAAGGGCAAGAAATGCCATACGAGGCACCGCAGGAGCCCATGCAATGACGAAACCAGCCGATTTTGTGGGGTATTTGTTCCTCGCGCGCGACGTCGCGCACTCGGTGCACCTCAACACGCGCAGTTACGCCAAACACATGGCCCTGAGCGCGTTCTACACAGGTATTGTCGACCTCGCGGACGCGCTTGCGGAGGCCTATTCAGGCCGAAAAGGGCTGATCGGGCCCATCACTTTGCAGTCGGCCAAGAAAACGGCTAATATCCTCGAGTTTCTGACGGACCAGATGGCTGATCTTGAACAGTGTCGCTACGACGCATTCGACAAGGCGGACACCCCCATTCAGAACATCATTGACGAAATTGTCGGGCTGTATCTGTCCACCCTGTATAAGCTAAGGTTCCTGTCATGATCAAAGACATCACCTCCGTCTACGGCTACCAGCAAATCGTTGGTTTGGCCGCGTCCACGGCTCTGACCATTCCTACGAGGGACCTTAACGGGCTTGGCGGCACACCGTCGGTAGCCATTATCGTGCCGGAGACGCAAGGCGTGCGCTGGCGCGACGACGGCGTCGCTCCGACCGCGACCGTCGGCATGCCCCTGGCTGTCGGCGCAACGCTGGTCTACGATGGCGACCTGACCAAAATCCGCTTCTTTCAGCAGGCGGCGACCGCCACCCTCAATGTGAGCTACTACAAATGAACGTCCTTCCTGCTGGCGGCAGCGTCGTAGTCGCATCAGGTACGATCACCACGGTTTCGACCGTCACGACTGTCGGCACCGCAGGCGTGCCGCCCGTCCCGGCGACGCCTTATTTCGTCAACTCGGCGGCGACGACCAACGGCGCGCTGATCCTGACCGGCACGTCGGGCCTTCAGGCTTTCTACGCCACCAACATCGGCGCAGCGGTGGCCTACGTGAAGCTGTACAACAAAGCCACGGCCCCGACGGTGGGGACGGACGTCCCCGAAATGATCATAGCCGTCCCCGCCGCTGTCGGCACCGTCGCAGGCGCGGCCACGTTGCCTATCGGCTACTCGGGTTTCCGTTTCCCTCTGGGCCTCGGCATCGCCATCACGGGCCTGATGGCTGACACGGACACAACGGCGGTCGCTGCCGGTCAGGTCAAGGTCAAACTTTCAAGGACTGTCTAACATGGCCAAGTTCGAAATCATCGCCGACGCCAAGCCCTACTACACCGTCAAGGTGTCGTTCGGGGGCCAGGAATTTACCCAAGCCCTTGTGTCGGATAAGACCGGCAAGGCGCTGGAAACGCAGCTTCAGGCCTACGCCGACGACTACGAAGAGGCTTGGTCTGCCGCCTGATCGCCGCGCAACGGAAAAATGTTGCGCGGATCACGATTTCAGCGGATATATCTACCCACGTACTGATGCGTTTCATCAGGTGTTCTTACGGAACGGAATATGTCTGAGGCAACTCAAGAGACTGAATTAGCGGTTGATACCGCGCCGGTACAGGAATTGACGGCGGCTCCTGAACCTGAAGTACACCAGCCGGAAGACGACGCGCCTGAAACGACCAAGACTTTCACACAGGAAGAATTGGACGCCATTGTCGCCAAACGTCTAGCCCGAGAGCAGCGTAAATGGGACCGCGAACAGGCCCAACGCGCAGCGGAACGTAGTCCGGCCCCGGTTAACACCGACGACCTGTCACCAGATGATTTCGACTCTGTCGACGCCTACGCGGAAGCCCTGGCGGAACGCAAAGCCGAAGAACTTCTGGCAAAACGTGACGCCGCCCGCCAGCAGTCCGCAGTTCTGGAAGCCGATCAAGACCGCGAAGAAGAAGCCCGGTCCAAGTACGACGACTTCGAAGAAGTTGCGTACAACCCGAAGCTTCCGATCTCGGACGCGATGGCGCAATCCATCCAGTCTTCCGACATCGGGCCTGAGATAGCCTATCATCTAGGGTCCAACCCGAAGGAAGCCGAACGGATTTCCAAGTTGCCGCCGCTCTTGCAAGCCAAAGAGATTGGGAAGCTGGAGGCCGCATTGGTCGCTACGCCACCCACTCGACGAACTTCATCGGCTCCGGCTCCTATTGCACCCGTCACGGCGCGTACCTCCGGTACTCCGGCCTACGACACCACCGACCCACGGTCTGTAAAGACCATGACCACGTCGGAATGGATCGAAGCCGACCGCCAGCGAATGCTCAAGAAGCTAGGGGCTAATTAACCTCTAATTCAGGAGACGCATTCGTGTCTAACTCCCTTCTGACTATCGACATGATCACCCGCAAGGCGCTGGCGATCCTCGAAAACGAACTGGTCCTCACCCGCAACGTGAACCGCCAGTACGACGACAGCTTCGCGCAAGAAGGGGCCAAGATCGGCTCTACCCTGCGCATCCGCCTGCCCGACCGCGCCATTGTGACGGACGGCGCGGCTCTGCAAGTGCAGGACGACAACGAGCAGTACACCACGCTCACCGTCGCCAGCCAGAAGCATATCGGCGTGAACTTCACGTCCGCCGAACTGACCATGCAACTGGACGACTTCGCGGACCGCGTGCTGAAGCCCCGCATCAGCCAGCTTGCCGCTTCCATCGACGCCGACGTGGCCTCCATCGCCTACAAGGGCATCTACAACTCGGTCGGCACCCCCGGCACCACCCCGGCCACTTCGTTCGCCCTGCTGCAAGCCCAGCAGAAGCTGAACGAATTTGCCACCCCCACGTCGCCCCGCTACGCCACCGTCAACCCGGCTGCCAACGCCGGTCTGGTCGAAGGCATGAAGGGCCTCTTCAATCCTGGCGGCACGATCAGCAACCAGTTCAAGAGCGGCATGATGGGCACGGGCGTGCTCGGCTACGACGAAATCAACATGTCGCAGTCCGTTCGTGTTCACACGACCGGCAACTGGGGCACCACGATCACGTCGACCGGCACTATCTCGGCCCAGGGCACCACCTCCCTGCCGATCTCCTTCACCGGCACCGGCAGCACGTGGAAGGTCGGCGACGTCTTCACCATCGCCAACGTGTTCGCGGTCAACCCGCAAACCCGGGAGTCCACCGGCTCGCTCCAGCAGTTCGTCGTCACCGCCGACCTGACCGCGACCACCACGGGCACCCTGTCGATCTCTCCGGCGATCTACGTGGGCAACGTGGCCCTGGCTACCGTGAACTCCTTCCCGCAAGCTGGCGCAGCTATCACCATGCTCGGGGCGGTCAGTTCGCAGTACGCGCAGAACCTCGTCTACCACAAGGACGCGATCACCTTCGCCACCGCCGACCTGCTCCTGCCGCAAGGCGTGGACATGGCTTCCCGCCAGAACCACAACGGCATTTCGATGCGTATTGTTCGTCAGTACGACATCAACAATGACCGCATGCCCTGCCGCATCGACGTGCTCTACGGCGCTGGCGTTATCCGTCCTTCGATGGCTGCCCGCCTCTGGGGCTAACCTTCTAGCCCCCGGTTCGCCGGGGGCTAACTTCCAATTTCAGGAGATTTTCACATGGCTCTTCCTTCTGTCGGTGGCGGGTATCAACTCGCGGACGGCAACGTCAATGAAATTGACTTCACCAACATTGATGTTCCGCAAACCGCCACCTCCACCGCTACCCTGACTGTCGCCCAAATCACGGGCAACCTTCTGGTCGCCAACCCCAGCACCACCGCCGCCAGCTACACGCTGCCGACCGTGGCTCTGCTGGAAGCCACGCTTGTCAACAACAAGGTCGGCATGGCTTTCGAATTTAAGATCGTGAACCTGGGCACGTCTTCGGGCGCGCTCACCATCCTGGCCGGTACGGGCTGGACCCTCGTGGGGTCCGCTACCGTGCCGGTCACGTCTTCCGCGCAGTTCCTTGCCCGGAAGACCGGCGACGGTGCCTGGACTCTCTATACCATCGCCTAACCGGGCCCCGCCCTGCGTCACTCTCCAAGCGCAGGGCGGGTCTCTTTTCAAGATTGAGGATCATGGCTGAAATTTACCTGAAGCACCCTGTCCACGGCACGAAAGTTGCGACCGTAGACGCCGAAGCCGCCTATGACGAAAAGAACGGCTGGACCCGGTACGACCCCGCAAACGTGGTATATGCGGACGGCGAGGTTTCTGGTAATGAGCTTAGACGACGCGGGCGCAGGCCGCTAACCCCCGAGGACTGAAATGGCGACGGCAGGTGAACTGATAAACGGCGCGCTGCGGCTGATCGGTCAACTTGCCGAAGGTGAGACACCTTCGTCTGAGACGGCGCAAGACGCGCTTGCCGCCATGAACCAGATGATCGACTCCTGGAGCACGGAGCGCCTCGCCACATTCTCAACGCAGGATCAAGTGTTCACTTGGCCTGCTAACACCATCAGCCGCACGTTTGGGCCGACCGGCGATTTCGTCGGCAACCGGCCCGTTCAGTTGGACGACTCAACCTACTTCGTCGACAGTTCCAACGGCATTTCCTTCGGCATCAAGATTATCAACCAGCAGCAGTACGATGGCATCGCCGTCAAGACTGTGACCAGCACATACCCGCAGGTCATCTGGCTGAACATGAACATGCCCGACATCGAAATGTATGTGTACCCCGTGCCGACCAAGCCGCTGGAATGGCACTTCATTTCGGTCGATGAACTGGCGCAGGTCAGTACCCTGGTCGATGTGGTCAACCTGCCGCCCGGCTACCTGCGCGCCTTTCGCTACAATCTGGCCTGCGAAATTGCCGCCGAATTCGGCGTAGAGCCGTCTCGCACCGTGCAGCGCATCGCCATGGCGTCCAAGCGCGACATCAAGCGCATCAACAGCCCTGGCGACATTATGTCTCTGCCGTACAGCATCGTCGGCACGCGGCAGCGATTCAACATATTCGCTGGAAACTACTAGCCATGGCCAACACGAAGATCAGCGAACTGCCGACAGCGACAATCGCGGCGACGACGGACGTCATCCCTATCGTTCAAGGCGGCGTCACCAAGCAATTGACGAACGCGCGGCTGTTCACAGGCCCCACCGTATCGGGCGGTACATTCGCTGCGCCAACCGTTACCGGAGGCACGTTTACGTCGCCGACCATGGTGACGCCCGCGCTAGGTACGCCTGTCAGCGGTATTTTGACCAACGCGACAGGGCTGCCGCTCACGACGGGTGTAACGGGCGTTCTGCCCCGCGCCAATGGCGGCACAGGCTTGTCGACGGCGGGCACGCTGAACAACGTCCTGACGTCAGACGGCACGAACTGGATTTCCCGCGCGTCTACCGGCTTCAACCCGGCTGTGCGCAAGACCAGTAACTACACGATGGTGAACGGCGACGTCATCGCCGCCGATACGACGGGCGGCGCATGGACTTTGACGCTCCCTCCGTCTCCGGTTGAAGGAAATCGCGTCCTTGTGTTCGATGACGGCTCTACCGACACCGTCGCAGGGTTTGCGACCAACAACCTGACCGTCGCTCGCAACGGCAGCACCATTCAGGGCTTGGCGCAAGACCTGACCGTTTCGACCAAAGGCGTGTCCATCATTCTGGAATACGTCAACAGCACGTGGAGAGTTCGTCTTGGCTAATCTGGAAGCCCTGGTCCCGCTTGGCGGCGGCATGAAGCTGCTGGACCGTCAGGTCTTCACCGGCTCAGGTACATGGACAAAGCCCGCAGACTACGCGGGTAACGTGGCGGCGGGGGCTAGCAAGATTTGGGTCGCCCGCGTTATCGGCTCCGGCGCATCAGGGTCTGGCGGCGCAGTCGCATCCCCCGGCGCAGGCGGTCCTGGCGGGGGCTACACGCTGGACTGGGGGGCTATATCCCTCGCTGGCGCGACAGAGACTGTTACCGTCGGCGCGTCTGTTGCAGGTTCTGCGGCGGGCGTCGCAGGTCTTCCCGGCAACCCATCCAGCTTCGGCGCTTTGGTTGTTGCGGGCGGCGGCGGCGCTCCGGACACAGCTACGCCGGGGTCTATCGAGGCGCTACCCACGGGCGGCACCGGGACGTACCTCGGCGGCGGCGTGAATTACGCGCTTGGCAACGGAACCGCACTGAGCGCGCTCGGCAGTTGTAGCGCCGGCGGCGGCGGGGCTGGCGGCGGCGCTACGGTCACGTCGGGGTCCAAGGGCGGCGATGGCACAACGGCGCTTGGCGGCGCTGGCGGCGTTACCGGCGCAACAGGGGCTAACGGCACCGCAGGCACAAACAGCACGAAGAATGGCCCTGGCGGCGGCGGCGGCGGCGGCGGGCGCGGCTCCGCAGGTAACGGCGGTAGCGGCGGGGCTGGCGGCAACTACGGCGGCGGCGGCGGCGGCGGCGGACGCGGGTCGGTCGCTGGGGGTTCCGGCGGCGCGTCCGGCCCCGGTATCGTAGTTGTGGAGGTCTGGGGATGAGGTACGCAGTCGTTCTAGGCGGTGTCGTCCAGACCGTCGTCTTGTGGGACGGCGAGACGCAATGGACTCCGCCCGAAGGCTCTGAAGCTATTCAGTGCGGTGATGACGTCGCGACCGGTTGGCTGTATGACGGGGTCGTATTCGCCGCACCGCAATAGGTCTCGGGATTGAGTAGATGAAGACGCCCATTCTCGGTTCGACCTACGAAGCCCGCAGCATGAACGCTGCGGACAATCAGATGATCAACCTCTTTCCCGAGATTGTGGCGGAAGGGGGCAAGGAAGCCGCGTTCCTGAGCCGCACGCCGGGGTTGCGGTATCTGACAACTTGCGGCGTCGGACCCGTCCGGGGCGAATGGCAAGTCGGCAGCTACGGTTACGTCGTCTCCGGCACCGAGTTCTACAAGGTCGACACGTCGTGGGTCGCCACGAAAGTCGGCGACGTTACGGGTGTCGGCCCCGTCTCCATGGCTGACAATGGCCTGCAAATCTTCATCGCCTGCAATCCCGACGGTTTCATTTACGATCTGGCGGCGGGGACGCTGACCCAGATCACCGACCCCGACTTCCCCGGCGCGGTCACGGTCTCATATCTCGACGGCTATTTCGTCTTCAACGAGCCGAACAGTCAGAAGGTGTGGGTGACTGCGCTTTTGGATGGTTCGAACATTGACGGGCTGGAGTTCGCCAGCGCCGAAGGCGCGCCGGACAATCTCGTGTCGCTGATCGTCGACCACCGCGAGGCATGGTTGTTCGGTTCCAACTCGATTGAAGTCTGGTATGACTCCGGCGACGTCGATTTTCCGCTGGCCCGCATCCAGGGGGCGTTCAACGAAATTGGCTGCGCGGCCCCCTACTCCGTCGCCAAACTGGACAACGGTCTGTTCTGGCTAGGGTCCGACGCGCGGGGGCGAGGCATCGTTTACCGCGCCAACGGGTACACTGGCCAGCGCATCAGCACCCACGCCGTCGAATGGCGCATCCAGCAGTACGCCAACATCAGCGACGCTATCGGCTACACATATCAGCAGGACGGCCACGCATTCTATGTGTTGGTCTTCCCTGACGCGGACACGACTTGGGTTTACGATGTCGCGACGCAGGCTTGGCACGAGCGCGCGTCGTGGGTCGTTGACCATTTCACCCGCCATCGTGGCAATTGCCAAATGTCCTTCAACGACGAAATCGTCATCGGGGATTATGAGAACGGCAACATTTACGCTTTCGACCTGACCGTCTACGCCGACAACAGTGAAGTGCAACGATGGCTGCGGTCGTGGCGGGCCCTGCCGACAGGCCAGAACGATCTGAAGCGCACGGCGCACCACGCGCTGCAACTGGATTGCGAAACTGGCGTCGGGCTGCAAGGTGTTGACCCGACAGACCCGCTCGGTTTCTTGCTTACCGAAGGCGGCGACCTTCTGGTGACGGAAAGCGGCGGCCCGATATTCGTCACCGTTGTGACGACGCAAGGCGTCGATCCGCAGGTCATGTTGCGATGGTCCGACGACGGCGGGCATACGTGGTCCAACGAGCACATGCGGTCCATGGGCCGCATCGGGCGTTACGGCTACCGCACTATCTGGCGCAGGCTCGGCATGACAACGAAGCTGCGCGACCGCGTCTACGAAGTGTCGGGCACAGACCCGGTCAAGATCGCTATCATGGGGGCTGAACTCCAGATCAGCGGGACCAATGCCTAGCCAAACCAATATCACTCAGATACCCGCGCCTCGCGTCCCGATCATCGACGCTAAGACCGGCCTGCTGTCGCGCGAGTGGTTTCGCTTTTTCAACAACATGTTCACGATCCTAGGCAGCGGCGCGAGCGACGACCCCCTATACGAAGTGAAGGTCGCGCCGATCTACGGCGACGCGTTGTCCGCGTACCAAGCCGAGACGACTAAGGACGTCGACGCGTTGTTCGCCGCCCCGGCGCAAGAATACGGTGAACTGGCCAAATTGCTAGACGCCGTCGCGGGCCCCCCATTCAACACGGCAGAAATAGACAAATATCTTCAGGCTCTTGACGTGGCACCCGCCACCGCGACGCCGCAAGCGCGACGCAAGACGATGGGGTCTTTCCGCGACACAACGACGCAGACCGCTGCTGCGATCAATACGGCTTACGCCATCACATTCAACACGTCGGACCTGTCGTCGGGCGTCGCCATAGGCTCGCCTACCTCGCGCATTACGGTCGACCGGGGCAGCGTCTACAAGGCGCAGTTTGCGCTGCAACTGAACAAGACGACGGCGGTCGCCAAAAACGTCTGGTTCTGGTTGCGCGTCAACGGCGTCGACATCACCGCCAGCGCCCACCAGATGACCCTGGCGGGCGGCGGCGTCTTGACTATGGCCGTCGGCAGTTATCTGCTGACCATGAACGCAAACGATTATTTGGAACTGGTTTGGTCCACAGATGACACGGCTTGCCAAGTTGTTAGTATCGCTGCTGCGGCGCCTCTTCCACTGGTCCCTTCCGCCCAGCTTATCGTCACCGACACCGCTTTCGTATAAGGACCTCCTTATGACCACGCCCACACCCGGCCCCAAGCTTCAGTTCTTCGCCAACGACGGCACACCGCTGGTCGGCGGAAAACTGTACACCTACGCAGCAGGCACTACGACGCCGCTGGCGACGTTCGCTGATAGCGGCGGGTCCACGTACAACACCAACCCGGTCATTCTTGACTCGCGGGGCGAGGCGTCGGTCTGGCTGGATACGCAGTCGTACAAGTTCAAGCTGACCACGGACACAGACGTGGAAATCTGGGTCGTCGACAACATCAACACGGGGCCCTACGCAGACGTCAACGGCATCATAAACTCGGTCCTGGCGCTGCTTGCCGCGTCCAACGGTTCGTCGCTGATCGGCTACAGCGCGGGCAATAACGGCGCGGCCATGACGGTGCAGGACAAGCTGCGCCAGATCACGAACATCAAGGATTTCGGCGCGGTCGGCGACGGCGTCACCGACGACACACTGGCTATTCAGCGCGCGATCAACAGCACGAACAGCGACATCATTCTGGTCCCTGAAGGCACCTTTATGGTGACTGGCATTTCGCTATTCGCGGGCAAGCAACTGGTGGGCACCAGCCGCTACGCGTCGGTCCTGAAGCTGAAGCAGGCGCTGAACGGCAACGGCATGATCAACGCCATTCTGGCGGATGGCATCGCGGTTCGGAACCTGACGATTGACGGCAACAACTTCCAGGGCACGGCGCACGCGCTGGTGAACTTCCTCGTCACCAACGACGCGATCATCGAGAACAACACGATCAAGAACTGCGACCGTTTCGCAATCGGCGTCAACAGTTCGAGCCGCGTCACCATCCGCAACAACACCATGATCATGCCTCAATACGTCGGCGCATGGATACAGTCGTATGTCGCGGGGGCGGGCGGACCTGCCAGCCAGACCGGGCTTGCAGCCAACGTCGCAGGCGGCGGCGCGCCGACCGAAGTCGCGGAGATTTTCTACGACACCGACGTGACCGGTGGCGTCTCTCGCTGGTACTACGCTTCGGGCGGCAATTCGAAGTCCGGCAAGGGCTACACGTCCGCCCCGACCATCACCTTTCCTGCGGTCCCGACGGCGTCTGCGGTCGCGCGGACGGGCGGTAGCCAAGTGGTCGCGATCACCATGGCCCCGTCGATCAGCATCTGCGCCAACTGCGATATTTCGCACAACTACATGTCGGGCGGCGGCACGGCGCTGTCCATGTCGGACTCGACGGTGCACGATAACTTCGTCACCCAGGCGCTGTACGGCGCGGGCTTCCTCAGTGAAGTCGTCGCAGGCGTCGGCAACAACGCCTATTACGCCAACACCGTCGCCTACATGAACTACAACACGTCGACCAGTTCATACCAAGGGCCCGACACCGACAACACTGTGTCGTCCGGGTTCGAAATTTGGGGCGCATACGAGCGCGTGTTCAACAATATCGTCCGCTTCTGCGGCGCGACAGGTATCGATTTTGGCAGCGCCTACGGCAATGTCAGCAACAACGTCTGCTACGGTAACGGGCAGTATTATCTGCAAATCGGCGGTCCGTTCAATTCGGCGGGTATCAACATGCGCGACGGAAAAGCATCGTTCCAAGCCATCAACGCGCCAGCGATCGGCAACAAGTGTTACGACCCCAATGGCGTCGCAGGCGCGCAGGCCTACGGCATCACGGCCGAAAACGCGCTGGGGACTGGCCTAAAGATTGTCGACAATGACTGCGTCGGCAACCGCGTCGCTGCGTACAACATGTTCGGCGCGCAGGTGCTCGACTTCCGGGGTCGTCGCCTGGAGGGTCGCAACACCACCGACCCTGCGTCCATAGCGTCCGGCGGCAACGCGGTTTTCGCCGTAGCCGTCCCTGGCCTGAACAACACTGACAAATGGCTGTTGTCCTGCAATTTCACCGGCCTGACGACGGAAGACATTGTTTTCACGTCGTACTACACCGGCACGAATGCGGCGGCTGTCCGCGCCCGCAACTACAGCGCCGGAGCCGTGGACCTGCCCAGCGGCAGCTTCCTGGTGCAAGCCGAAGAAGTCATAGCCTAGGAGGCCGTCATGACCGTCACTGTCAAAGTCCTTATCCCCGCCAAGATCGCCGAAAATTCACAGACGACGCAGTACACCGCGACGAACGTGACGACGATCATCGACAAGTTCACGGCGACCAACTACAGCGCCAACGCCGCTACCATCAGCGTCAACCTTGTGACGTCTGGTGATAGCGCCGCCAGCGCCAACTTGGTCGTCAAAACCAAATCGATCCAGCCCAACGAGACATACACCTTCCCCGAAGTGGCTGGATCAGCCTTGGCGTCTGGCGGGTTCATTTCCACGCTTGCGGGGACGGCGTCGGCTATCGCCATTCGCGCCAGCGGGCGGGAGATCAGCTAATGCTGGTGAAGACGGAAACCATCGCCAACTTCCGGGAGAAGGTCTTCCAGCTTCAGGACTTCATGGACGGCGTGGATGCTAAGGCCGACTGCCCGGTCAAACACATCTTCGCGCCCGGCGTTTACGCCCGTGAAATCTTCATCCCGGCGGGTTCGCTCGTTGTCGGGAAGATACACAAGCACGCGCATCTGAACTTCATCACGAAGGGGCGCGTCAAGGTCGCAACCGAGACCGGCGCACGTGAATACGAAGCGCCATACACTTTTGTATCTGAAGTCGGCACCAAGCGCGCTGTCTACGCCATCGAAGACACCATCTGGACGACGATCCATGTGACCGACGAAACAGACCTTGAAAAAATTGAGGACTATGTCATCGCAAAGTCGTATGATGATTTGCCCGCGCTAGAAGTCAGCGCGCCTGACCTGATCGAAGGAGCCGCGACGTGACTTGGGTAGCTTCCGCCATTGTCGCCAGCACCGTTGTTTCTGGCGCGGTAGGCATCAGCGCGGCCAACAAAGCATCGAAGGCGCAGGTCCAGTCGACCCAAGACGCCAAAGCCGCCCAGAAGGAAATGTTCGACAAGCAGGTCGAACTGCAAGAGCCGTTTCGCCAAGCGGGCATCACGTCGCAGAACAAGCTGCTGGAGTACCTCGGGTTGAGCGGCGACACCGCCGCGCCGACTTATGGCAAATACTCCCGCGACTTCTCGATGCAGGATTATACGGCTGACCCCGGCTATGGGTTCCGATTTAGCGAGGGCCTGAAGGCGCTGGACCGCACGGCGGCGGCGCGCGGCGGTCTGCTGTCGGGTAGCACGTTAAAGAACGCGCAGCGGTTCGGCCAGGATCAGGCGTCGCAAGAATACCAGAACGCCTTCAACCGCTATCAGATCAACCGTTCAAACCAACTGACGCCGTTGCAGTCGCTCATGGGCGCAGGGCAAACCAGCGCCAACACGCTGACCAATGCCGCTGGTAACTTGGGGTCTGATATGGCGCAGAACTACATCGGCGCGGGCAACGCGCGGGCGTCGGGCTACGTCGGGCAAGCTAACGCGCTGACCGGCGCGATCAGCACCGGCACGAATGCGTGGCTGCAAAACTCATACCTCAACAAGTTGGGCGGCGCGAGCAGTATCGCTAACAACCCCGTTTCGAATATCTAGGTAGGGTTTGGTATGCCTGTCGACGCAAATATCGCTCTGGGCGTCCGTCCGGTAGAAGCACCGAACATGCTCGCCATGTACGGCGACTACCAGAAGGCGCAGGCCAATCAGCTAGCGCTGCAAAACGCGCGGCGTGAGAACGCTTTGGCGGCGCAGACGCAAGCGGAAGCCAACAAACTGAACGTCATGCGCGCCTTCGGTGCAGACTTCACCGACCCCAAGACGCAAGCCTTGGCGGCTCAAGTCGCACCTAACGCTGCGCCGAAGTACATCGCTGACTCCATCGGCGCGGCGACGTCGGGTGCGGAACTGCAAGGCAAGCGTCTGTCGAACGACAAGGCGCAGGGCGAGCTGACGACGGAAAAGGTCCATCGGGCCATTCAGGATATCGTCAACTTCAACACCGTTGCGGACATTCACGCCAGCATTCAGCACCACGTCGCGGCGGGCGACATCACGCCGGAGCAAGGCGCGGCGCAGATGGCGCGCGTCCCCAAGACAGACGCGGAAATCCCGGCATGGCAATCGCAGACGCTGCGGGGGCTGCTGGACGCCAAGGACCGACTGGCGACGCAATACCAAACGCAAAGCCTTGGCGACCGCCAGCGTGTGCTTGCCATTCCAAAGTTCGGCGGCGCTGATCTGGGTGCTGAAGTGGTACCCGGCTCCGAAGCCCGCGTCAACGCGACGCCGGGGCAAGTGCTCGCGTCCGACACACGCCTTGCGCTTAAGGGCCAAGGGCCTGTCAGCGCGGGCGGCGCTGGGGGTGCGCCTGCGGTAAGCGGGACCGTGCCTGTCGGTCGCCGGTCGGCTGCACCTGCGGCGACCGGTGCGCGTGCGCCTGCTGCGGCGAGGGCTCCGGCAGCGCCTACCGAAGAGGTCATGCCGAAGATGACTGGCGAGCAAGCCAAGTCGACGGGTTACTACCTGCGCGCGGCCAACGCGCACAGGGAGATCGACCGTATAGGGCCGGAATACAGTCCATCAGGTGTCATCGCAACCGACGCCGCGCTCAAGACGCCGATCATTGGCGCGGTTGTCGGCGGCGGCGTCAACGCATTGCAGTCTCCGAATACGCAGTCCGTCGGCAACGCCCAGCGCGCTTTTGTGAACGCCACGCTACGCCGTGACTCCGGCGCGGCGATCAGCGCGACTGAATGGGCCGACGCCAAGCAGCGGTATTTTCCGCAGCCCGGCGACAAGCCCGACGTCATTGCGCAGAAGAAGCGCAACCGCGAAAACGACATCGCCGCGCTGCGCGTCGGATCAGGCCCTGGAGCCACTACGCGGACGGTCCGCGAACAGCTTCTGCCGGAAGGCAAACCTGCGGCTGCGGGCCCTCGCTTGACACCAGAGCAAGCTGCCAAACTGAAGCCCGGAACGACGTTTGTCGGCACCGATGGCGTAACGCGGGTGAAGCACTGATGGCCGACCCATACGCCGCCTTTTCTAGCCCGGTCGCTAAAGACCCCTACGCGGCGTTCTCGTCACCCGCGGCGGTTGCGCCCGCGAAAACCAAACGTCAGATACTCGACGAGCGCGCGGCTGCGCATCGTCCGCTAGGCGACGGCGGCATCTTTGAGGAAATGGGCGCGGCTGTCAGCGGGGCCGTCAAGAAGGTTGGCGCGGACGTAGCCGAAGGGCGGCAAGTCGCGCAGCGTCGACTGCGGCAGATGAACGCGCAGAACATGACAGACTTCGCGCGCGATCCGTTGGGGCTCCAAGACCTTGGCCGCACGGCGCGAACGGTAGGTGACGCCATCGCCATACCTTTCGCGCCGGTCGCAGTCATCCAGAACAAACTCTATACGCAGCCTGTCGCCAGCGTCCTGGAGCGTCTTCCCGGCTACGACAGGGCTACAGCAGAAGCCGACGCCAACCGCGCGCTGATGGGTGCTCGCCCTGCGCCGTACGGCCCGCATCCTGTCACGGTCGCTGAACAAGCCCTATCCGCCGCCAAAGGCGCGCCTGCCGCCCTTCGCCGGGGTGCTAACGCCTTGGCCGACGCGCCGTTTGGCACAACCAAGACGGCCAACGCCCTGCGGCCAGAAGTCGCAGCCCAGATCGAAGCGCAACGGGCGACGGCGGAGGCCGAAGCCCTCGCCGCGCGCCGCGGGTCGGTCAAGCAATTGCGTGTGGCTCAACGCAACCGAACGCAGGCTCAAGCGGCTACCGCAGAAGCTACACCCGCGCCGTTCGCTGGCGAGGTCAAGCCGCTCAGCGAGCGCGGCGCGCCGGTCCAAGCGGCCATCATCAAGAAGCGCGACGCCTTGCTGGCGCAGCGCGCCGCCGAACGGGAAGCCCTGGCGGCTCCAGTGGCGGAGACGATTGCGACCAAGGAAGCTGGCGGCAACTACATTTCCGACACGCCGGAAGCCAAGAAATTGCTGGTTGAGTCTCGCCGCGCGGTCAGCCCTAGTCCGACCAAATCGCCCACGGCCACATCCCTGCCGACGCCGGAAGAGGCGCGCGTCCACAACCGCGTCATCGACGCGCTGCGCAACCGCCGCGTCGAAGTGCCGGAAAGCTACGTCAATTCGCCCGATAGCGCCGGGGCCCAGATTGTCACGGTAAACAGCGAGGAAGGCCCGCGCTACTACCGCGTTTTCAAGACGCAGTACGACGCGGTAGATAACCTGCGCCGCCGCTTTGGCGACGCCTTCCACAAGATCGACGTCACCGGGTTCGAAGGCGTCCCGCAGGCGTTGGTCAAGAAGCTGTACCACGAACTGCGCGACGTCCAGCGCGCATACGTTGGCCCCGAACTGTACGACCCGATGCAGGCCAGCTATTCCAAGTTCACAAAGCTGCTGGAGCCCTACCGCGACACGACGTTGGGTAAGGCTATCTCCGGTACGCAACGCCTGACCGGCGTCGAGAACCTGACCGCGTCACAAGTCCCTGGAGCCGTCATCGCCAAAGGCGCGGGCGGCGCTGAACAGGTCGCGGCGCTTGGCGGCAATCCACGTCAGCTTCTGGCCGACACGCTTGCGGCCAAACTGTACGACCCGACGACGGGCGGGCCGCTTCCGTTCGCCAAAGCCGCAAAGCTGCTGCACGACACGCCGTTGGGTGACGCCGTTGCGGCTGACCCTGCGCTGTCGCAGGCTGTCGGCGCGCATCTGGCGCAGCTTCAGCGCGCCGAACAGGCCGGAACGCGGGCCGCAGAGTTTACGGCGGCGGCGGAAGACGCCAGCAAGGCGGCGGGCAAACTGACCGAGACGGCGGCGGCGGCGGCGCAAGCCAAGCGCGCGTTCAACGCCGAACTGCTGCGCATCAAGGGCATGTCGCCTGCCGAACTGGCCAAGAGCGAGGCGCTGATTACGAAAACGCTGACCGACGCCTATGCGCGGGGCGCTATCTCAGAAGCCCGGTATACCGAACTGCTTGGGGCGTACACCAAGCTCGGAAAGCAACAGACCCGCAAGAACGCGCTGCTCAAGTTGGGCGGCGCGGCGGGCGCAGGCATCATCGGCCTTAATTACGCCAAGAACCAACTTGCCAGCCAATCCCGTGGCTACTCGGAGAGATAACATGAACCCTGCTGACATGGACCCCAACGAACTGGCCGACTGCGGCAAGGCCGTCATCGACAGGGCGCACGAACTGATCGACGCCTACCCGGACGTCAGGGGTCGGGCCAAGCTGCTGAAGGCCCTGAAGGTCTTTCATGCGGCGGGCGATAAGCTGCTGAAGCTGGCAAAGGACCTGGAGCATCCCGACCACGGCGGGCCAGTCGTCACGCCGTTCTCCGGCGGCGAACCGAAGGTCGGGCCATGATCAACCCGTCACCGGAGTTCTGGGGCGTTCTGGTTCTCTGCCCCCTGGTCATCAACCTGACCGCACGGGCGCGGCTGAACGGCTCGTTCGTCGACGCCTGCGGCATGTCCATGTTCGTGGCTGTCCTGTGGCTGATGACGCATCTCATGGACCAGACCTACCCGTTTCCGCACAACAAGGCCCTGCACCCGATGTTCGATCTTGCTGGCGGCATGACCGCCATGGGTCTGTGGATCAGCAAGCCGAAAACGTGGAAGCTGGTTCTGGCCTACCTGTTCGCCATCCAGTGCTTCTTTGACGTCGTCTTCGCCATCGCCATCATCACGACGCCCGCGCCCGCGCTGCAATACCCTTACGTGTTGGCGCTGAACCTGCTATTTATTGGGCAGCTGATTGCCCTTGCATGGCAGGGTGGTAAAAGTGTCGCAGGCGATGTTCTCGATTATCTGTTTCATATGCCTGATCTGGTTCATTCGCCACGTTCTTCGCATGGCCGCTTGCGATGACCGGAAGCCTCGACGCCGTAGAGGTCCGGCTGGACCACGTTGAGCGCACCCTTGACGAACACGAGAAAAAGATCACAGAATTGGTCCGGTTCCAGAACTGGCTTCTGGCCGCTGCGGCGGTCATTGGTATCCTCTTCGAAGTGTTCCGCGACACGATAGCGGACAAATTGAAAGCCATCTTATGACGGTAACGCTCGGCACCCGGTCACTCGAACGCCTGACGGGCGTACACCCTGATCTGGTCAAGATCGTCCACCGCGCTGCGGAGATTTCCCCGCTGGACTTCACAGTCCTGGAGGGTCTGCGGACGTTGCAGCGCCAGCAGGCGTTGTTCGCCGCAGGCGCGTCCAAGACGATGAAGTCACGCCATCTTCACGGTTTCGCCGTAGACCTTGGCGCGATGATCCACGGCGAAATTCGTTGGGATTGGCCGCTGTACCACAAGCTGGCGACGACGATGAAGCAGGCAGCCAAGGATGTCGGTGTCCCGCTGGAGGCCGGAGCCGACTGGAAGAAGTTCCCCGACGGCCCGCATTTCCAACTGCCGCACTCCAAGTACCCTGACCCTTCCTAGGAGACGACCATGCTCAAGGGCAAGAAAACCTACCTCACCGCAGGCGTCGCTGTGCTCACCGCAGGCGTCGCCTACGCGACGGGCGAAGCCACGCCGATCCAGGCGACCCAACTTGTAGTGACGGCCCTGATGGGCGCGTTCCTGCGCAACGGCGTCAGCGCCAAATAAGGAGACGACCATGCTCAAGGGCAAGAAGACATATATTACGGCGGCTGTCGCCATCATCACCGCCGTAGCGTCCTATCTGGTCGGCGACGCGACGCCGATACAGGCTGCGCAACTCGTGTTCACCGCGCTCATGGGTGCGTTCCTGCGCAACGGCGTCGCCAACGCCTAGCCCTTGCGGCCCCGGCTAAGGCCGGGGTCGTAACAGCGCCTCGCGCTCGCGCAGCGCCCGCAGCTTGGTGTAGCGTTGGTGCAGGCGGATCAGCACCACATGACGGCGCTCGCCGTCGCGCTCCGCCTCCAGCATCTGCCACACCTCGGCTTCCGTCTTGTCGCGCAGGACGTGGTTCAGCGCCCGCCAAGTCAGTTCCGTCATTTCAACTCTTCCATAACTATGTCGGACAACGCCTTCTTGTCCTCAAGTGAGCCCCAGATGCGTTGGTCAATCGTCTTCAGCGTCTCCAGAATATAGCACCACACTTCGCGGGTCTGGCCCCCACGGTGCAGCCGCCCGACGACTTGTTCGTACAGTTCCCGTGACCACGGCAGCGACAGGAAGACGATCTTGTTGCCGCCAAACTGGAGGTTCAGCCCGTGTCCGGCTGACTTGGGGTGGACGGCCAGCAGTTCGATCTTGCCTGCGTTCCACCGATCCACGGCGTCGACGTCGTCCAGCGTCTGCGCCTGCGGATATCGGCGCTTCAGTTCAGCAAGTTCTTCCTTGAAGTTGTAGACGATCAGCGTGTTGTCCCGCTGGTTCTCGGCCAGCAGGTCTTCCAGCGCGTCGAACTTGTGCGACGAAAACCAGACCGGCGTCTGCACCGTGTCCCACTTACCGGGCGTGCCCGACGCCGTGACGACCGTGTCATATACGAAGCCCGACGACATTTGCGCCAGTTTGCCGGTCATGACCGCCGCGTTGACCGCCGTCACCGTCGCGCCGCCCAGGGCGACGACAAGGTTCTTCTTCATTTCCTCGTAGGGCTTGCGGTCGGCTATCTCGCACGGGACGTGGACGACGTGCAGCGGCGGCAGCTTGTCGGCATACTCCCCCGGCTCCAGCACGTAAGTCGCGGGCTTGATCCGTTGCATGACCTTGGTGAACGCCCCTGGACGCGGAGCCCACTCGCCGTAGTCGGGATTGGTCAGCAGGAAATACTGTTGCATGAACGCGCCCTTGGAGCGCCCCAGCAGGCTTTCGTCGATCACTTTGCACTGGCCAAAGACGTCTTCAAGGCCGTTGGACGTGAAGGACCCGGTAAGACCCCACCGAACCTTGTATGCGTCCAGCGCCGCGACCAGCGCCTTGAACCGCTTGCCGCTTGGGTTCTTTAGTTTGGTCAGCTCATCGACGACAATGCCGTCGAACTTGGCCGTCTTCGGCATAGTCTGGAGGTTGTCGTAGTTCGTCACCACCACGTCGGCGTCGCTGGCGAACGCCGCCGCCCGCTGCGCAGGCGTACCGACGGCGATGGCCAACTTGAGGCCGGGCATCCATTTGCGCGCCTCCTGCGGCCACACGTCGGTGCAGACGCGCTTGGGGGCCAGCACCAGCCACCGCTTGACGTGGCCGTCGCGCAGCATGTCGGCCATAGCTGTCAGGGTGATGACCGTCTTGCCCGCGCCAACAGGGGCCAGGACAAGAGCGCGGTCTTGCTCGTAGAGGAAGTCAGCCGCTTCGTCTTGGTAGGGGCGTAGTTTATGCAAGCGCCGCCGCCCATTCGTCGACCTGGGTCTTCGTCCACAGGCACGCGTACTTCTGGTTCAGGTCGGCCATATGCACCGCATGCTGTTTCTGCAAAGGCGACAGCTTGCCGCCCTTCGTCTTCAGTTCCACAAACCACGTGTCGCCGTTCGGCAGACAGGCGATGCGGTCGGCTACGCCGCGCTGAGACGGGCTGCGGAACTTGAATGTAGCGCCGCCCATCCGGTCGACGACCCACCGAAAATACTGCTCAACTTCTGCTTCCAACATGCCCCGAACATGCCCGAAATAAAGACGTTGCACAAGAGATTTGTTTACGCTAGACCAGTGACAGGAACACGAAAGGAAACACTGAACCAATGTCTAAACACTCCGATATTGTCGGCGGATCGTCCGCCAAGCGCGTCATCAACTGCCCCGGCTCCGTGGCGCTGGTGGCCCGAATGCCCAACCTCTCCAGCAGCTACGCCAACGAAGGCTCGCTCCTGCACAACGCAGCAGCCCGGTGTCTGGAGAATACTTGCGAACCTGAAGCCTGCCTTGGCATGACGTTCGAGGGTATCGAACTGACGCAGGAACTGATCGACAACAAGTTGATCCCGGCCTTCGACCTTCTGGCCGAATACGATCCCAAGATCGAACTGGACTTCATGGTTGAGACCGAAGTGTCCTTCGGCGACTTCATCCCCGGCGTGTTCGGCTCTGCCGACGTCGTCGGGCGGATGGGCGACAAGGCCGTCGTGCTCGACTGGAAGTTCGGCGACGGCGTCATGGTCGACGCCGAAGAGAACTACCAGGGCCTGTTCTACGCCGCCGCCGCCATGCGGACGCCGGAGTGTGCATGGGCCTTCGATGGCGTCGACGAAGTCGAGATCGTCATCATCCAGCCGCCGCATTTGCGGACGTGGACGACCACCGTCTCCCGCGTCAAGGATTTCGAGCGCGCGTTGGTCAAGGCCGTCAAGGCTGCGGCCAAGCCGAACGCCAAACTGGCCGAAGGCGAATGGTGCCAGTTCTGCGACGCCAAGACCGTTTGCCCCTTGAAGACCGGCGCTGTCGCCCGCGTGCAGCGCGCGGCGCTGGAGGCCGTCAACGTCGAGGACATCGGCAGGTGGCTGGCGGCGAAGGAAGACATCAACGCCTTCTTTACCCAGGTCGAGGCGCTGGCTTTTGAACTTCTGGAGCAGGGGCTTGACGTCCCCGGCTACAAGCTGGTCCCCAAGCGGTCCATGCGGAAATGGACCGACGAAAGCAAGGCCAAGACAGCCCTGCTGGCGCTCGGTCTTAACGAACCCGACGTCACGGAAACCAAACTGCTGTCTCCGGCGCAGGCTGAAAAGGTGCTCAAGAAGCACAAGCTCGCCCTGCCCGAAGAGGTGGTCGTCGCCGTGTCGTCTGGCAGCACGATTGCGCCGGAGAGTGATCCCCGCCCCGCCGTCATGCAAATCGGGAAGCAGCTTTCTGCGGCCCTTGGTAAACTTGGCTAATAAGGAAAAACAGACATGAGCAATCTCCCCTCTACGACGTTCGCGTCCGCGAACCTGCCTGCGGTGTCGTCCCTGTCGAGCGCCCTGCGCGAGATCAAGACGAATGCTGGCGGCAGCGACAGCGGTGTTATCATGAAGATGGATAAGACCGGGCACTGGGTCTTCGGCGCAGACCAAACCGAAGTCGAAGATGACGCCCGGTGGGCAGTCAATCCGTTCTCTTTCGTCCACGGCTTCATTGCCTGGGGCGACGGCGAGCCGCTTGGCGAGAAGATGGTTCCTGTGACGGAGCCGCTGCCGGAATGCGGTCCGGCTCCTGACGGAGCCAAGAAGGGCTGGGAAACGCAGGTCGGCTGTTCGCTGAAGTGCATGACCGGCGAAGACAAGGATATGGAAGTCCGCTACTTGGCCACGTCCGTCGGCGGCAAGAAGGCCCTTCAAACCCTCGCGCTGGCTATCGCTACGCAGGTCGACAAGGACCAGTCCAAGCCGGTCCCGCTGGTGCTGCTGAAGAAGGATCAGTACCAGCACAAGTCCTACGGTCGCATCTACACCCCTGTGTTCGACATCATCGAGTGGGTGGGCCTGGACGGCGACGAAGCGCAAGCCGTGGCCGATGAAGTTGAACCTGAACCCGACACGGCGACCCGTCGCCGCCGTCGCGGCTAAGTAGCAGGCGAAAGCCGGGGGAGGCGAAGCCCCCGGCGAGTAGCCGCGCCATGAGTGTCCTCTGGAAGGATTACGAAACCCGCAGCCGTTGCGACTTGAAGACAAAGGGGGTCTACAACTACGCGCAGGACGCCAGCACGCAAGTGCTCTGCCTGTCCTACGCCTTTGACGACGAAGACGTTCAGACGTGGGTTCCTGGCCAACCCTTCCCTGAGCGCATCGCTAACCACACTGGCATGATCTACGCCCACAATGCGGCGTTTGAGCGGCTGATCGACTGGTACGTGCTGGCCCCTGATCTGGGCGTCCCTGAACCCAAGCTGGAGCAGTATTACTGCACGGCGACGCAGGCCCGCGCTAACTGCGCGCCCGGCAGTCTGGAAGATGTCGGGCGGTTCGCGTCGGTCAACATGCGCAAGGACCACCGGGGTTCGCAATTGATCCGGCTGCTGTCCGTGCCCCGGCCTGACGGGACGTTTAACGACGACCCGACCCTGAGGGCCGAAATGATCCGCTATTGCGAACAGGACGTCCGCGCCATGCGCGCCTTCAGTCAGGCCATGCGCCCGCTGTCGGACGACGAGCTGGCCGACTACCACGTCAACGAGCGCATCAACGACCGGGGCGTGCTGATCGACCGGCCCTTGGCTCTCGCTGCTATGCGCTACGCGGCGGACGAACTGGAAGACATTCAGGCCCTTGTCCGCGACGTGACCAAGGGCGAAGTCACCAGCGTCCGCGGCCCGCGCATGCGTCAGTGGGTGCAGGACCGCGTGGGGCCGGAAGCCGTCAAACTGATGACGACATATAAGGACGGCGCGCCGAAAATGTCTATCGACAAGACGGTGCGCGCCAACCTGCTGATCCTGGCGGAAGAGAACTCCGACGAAGTGCCCCCCGACGTGGCCGACGTCGTCCAGTGCGCCGACGACCTGTGGGCGTCGTCCGTCAAGAAGTTCGAGCGCATGGCGGCGCTGGCCGACGATGAAGACCAGCGGGTGCGCGGCGCGTTCGTTTTTGCGGGCGGCAGCGCCACCGGGCGCGCTTCATCTTACGGGCTCCAGGTGCATAATTTCCCCCGCAAGACAGCCAAGGAACCCGACGCCGTGCGCCGCGCCATGGTCGCGGGCGACCGTATCGTACCGACCTACGGCAAGCGCACCACCGACGTGCTCAAGCACATGCTGCGCCCGGCCATCATCCCGCAAGGTAACAAGTCGCTGGTCATCGCCGACTGGGCCGCTATCGAAGCGCGCGTCAACCCGTGGCTGACCAACAGCGCCAGCGGCGACGGTAAGTTGGACCTGTTCCGCACCGGAGCCGACGTCTACAAGGCCAACGCCGTGGCGACCTTCGGCGGGCGTATCGACGACGTGACCGACGCGCAGCGTCAGGTCGGCAAAGTTCAGGAATTGGCTTGCGGCTTCGGCGGCGGCGTCGGGGCCTTCGCCGCCATGGGTCGCGCCTACGGCGTGCGCCTGCCCGAAGCCGACGCGCGGCGCATGGTCGACGCATGGCGGCGGGCGAACCCGTGGGCCGTGCGGTTCTGGTCAGACCTGGAGCGCGCCTACATGAGCGCGATGTACCACAAGGGACACGAGTTCACCGCAGGCCGCATCACCTACCTGTTCGATGGTCAACACCTTTGGTACGCCCTGCCCAGCGGGCGCATTCTGTGCTATCCCTACGCCCGACTGGAAGACGGCAACGTCACTTACGCCAAGGCGTCGTGGAAGCCCGCTGCCGACGCGAAGGAATGGCCTCGGGCGCGGCTTTGGAAAGGGCTTGCCTGTGAGAACTGCACGCAAGCTACCGCAAATGACCTCTTGCGGAATGCGTTGCGATTGACGGAAGATGATGGGCTTGAAACCGTCCTATCGGTTCATGATGAAATCGTTCTGGAAGCCGATGACCCTGCCGACGCCGCTGCGCAGTTAGCCAGGATCATGACGACCCCGCCGACTTGGGCGGCGGGTCTGCCCCTGAACGTGGAAGTGTCTGTGAAGACGAGATATGGAAAGGACTAATATGACGACGCAAGAGGACTTCATTAACTTCATCGCGGGGCTGGCGGTCGAAGGCGAGACCGCCCTTAAGGTCTTCCAGCGCCCGCTTATGCGGGGTGGCGAGCCGACCTTCCACGGCGACGGGACGCCGAAGTACACATGGCCCGCCGTCCTGCCGGACGGCCCCACACGCGGCGGGTCCGTCTATATGAACACCGGGGCGTTCATCCTGTCGCGCTTCGTCGACGGCAAGATCAGCGCCAGCGCCGCCAATTGCGATTACGTCCTGTGCATGATGCTGGACGACATCGGGACCAAGTCCAAAGAGCCGCCGCTGACGCCGACCTGGATCATGGAAACCAGCGAAGGTTCCTTCCAGTGGGGCTATGCCTTCTCCGAACAGCCGTCCAAAGGCCACTTCACCGCTGCTATCCGCGCTATCGCAGCGGCAGGCTACACCGACCCCGGCGCGACCAACGCGGTGCGCAATTTCCGCGTCCCTGGCTCCATCAACCTCAAGCCGGGGCGAAACCGCTTCGAAGCCCGTCTGGTGCAGTTCAACTCCGAACGCGAGTACACCCTGGACGAAATCTGCGCGGCGCTGGACGTCACCCCCGGCGACCCGGACACCGACAAGCCCGACCCCATCCGTTTGGCCGACACGGGCACAGATACGGTCCTGTCGTGGCTTAACGAGCAGGGCTTGGTCCTGTCGGCAACCAACGCTGAAGGCTGGCTTGGCGTCGTCTGCCCTAACAGCGCGCAGCACACCGACGGCATGATTGAAGCCCGCTACCGCCCCCTGGAGCGGGCGTTCTGCTGCTATCACGGCCATTGCGAGGACTTCACATCGACGCAGTTCCTCCAGTGGGTCTGCGACAACGGCGGGCCCATGACCAAGCCCGGCATCCGTGACGACCTGCTGGCGTCGCGCATGGCCGAGACGGTCGGCAAGCTGACACTCACAGATATGTTCAGCGAAAGCGCCGCTGACGTCGTCGAGGAGGTAACGAGACGCGAGTTGGGGCGAGTTGAGAAGGCGGACTGGTACAAGCGGTTCGCCTACGTCGTCAGCGACGACTGCTTTTTCGACACGCTGACCCGCCGCCTCATTTCCCGCCAAGCGTTCAACGCGACGTTTCGCCACATCAAATGTTGCTCTATCCACGACGGCAAGCGGCGCGTCGAAGCCGCCATCTGCTATGACGAAAACCGACAGCATATGGGAGCGCAGGTCCTGATGGGCGTCACCTACGCCGCAGGCGACAGCGTCCTGGTGGCGCAGGACGGCGACGTCTTCGGCAACCGCTGGCGAGACGCGAGGCCCGCGCCTGCGGCGCAGGGCGGCGACATCAGCCGGTGGCTTGACCATTGCAAACTGATGGTGCCCGACGACGAGGCGCTGGAGCACATTTTCGACGTCATGGCGTTCAAGCTTCAGAACCCCCGCGTCAAGATCAACCATGCGATCCTGCACGGCGGCAAGGAAGGCTGCGGCAAGGACACCATGTGGGCTCCCTTCCTGTGGGCGGTCTGCGGACCAGCCATGCGCAACCGGGGCCTTGTCGACAACGACAGCGTCTCCAGCGCATGGGGCTACCACCTTGAAAGCGAAGTGCTGATCATCAACGAGCTGCGCGAGCCGAGCGCACTGGACCGTCGCGCGCTGGCTAACAAACTGAAGCCGATCATCGCCGCACCACCTGAAATGCTGACGATCAACCGTAAGAACATGCACCCTTACGACGCGGCGAACCGGGCGTTTGTCCTGTCCTTCACCAATGATGAAGTACCTATCTCACTCTCCAGCCAGGACCGGCGCTGGTTCTGCGTATGGACGTCAGAGCCGCTCATGCGGACGGCCGACGCAGAGGCGATGTGGGACTGGTACAATGACGGCGGTTTCGCCAAGATCGCCCGATGGCTGCAAGACCGCGACGTGTCGAGGTTCAGTCCCACCGCAGCGCCCGCATGGACCGAATGGAAGTACAATCTGGTCGAGCACGGCATGAGCAGCGCCGAAAGCTATCTAACCGACATGATCCGGCGTCAGGAAGGCGAGTTCGCCAAGGGTGTCCTTGGTGCGCCGTTCCACGCCGTCTGCGACCGTGTCGCCCTATCTGCGCCGCCCAGCGTCAAGGTGCACATCAACGCGCTCCTGCACGCCTTCAACGAGGCTGGGTGGGTCAACGTCGGGCGCATCGCCTCGCGGGAGTACCCCAACAAGAAGCAAATCTTTGCTGAGCCGAAGATGCTGGACAAGTTCTCCAAGAGCGACCTGCGGCGCATGGTCGAGCAGCCCCCAGGGGGCACGCTGGCGAACACGCTGAAACTGGTGAAGTGAACAGCAAAGAGCCCTCCAGCCGGGGCTGTGGCTGGAGGGCTCTAAGGAAAGGACCACCACAACGCTTGGGAGCAATTGCTAGGCCCGCAGATCATACAGCGTTGTCTGGCGTTATCAAGCGTTGTCTGCAACATAATTCATGATGACGTCGCGTTCTTCGGTTGTGTAGCGCAGGCCAGAGCCGTGGATGCACTTGGGCTCCGGCAAGCCGTGGCGGGTCATCTTCGCCCGCAAGCGACAGATCACGACGTTAACCGAGTTCTGCGCGCTGGCGGGCTTCATGGACGGCCACAGACCGTCGTAGACAGTCTTGTAGTAGTCGGCCAGCCCCGGAGCCTTGGCCAGCACGACTTCCAGTAGCTGCGCCTCCTGGAGCGTGAGCCCCAAGGCGACCTTCAGCCGGGTGATCGACGGCGGAGCCGTGGCCGCGCCTTCGTAATAGGCCAACTTGGCTTCCAGTTCGGCAATGCGCGCCAGCATTTCGTCAGGCGTCACGCTGGCGCTCCTGTGTATCGTGGCGGGTTAGGCCGGGGGCGGCAGGCGACGCAGTTCTTCCAACCGTGCTGCACGGCGTCGCGCTCGGCAGTCGAGCCGCGCGGGAGCCATGCACCGCAGCGGCATTGTACGGCGCGGGGTGTGGGCTGGATCATGCGCGCAGGGTCCCTGGATAGTAGCGACGCCCGTCGGGGCCAATGACGTATTCGAGGTTGTCCGGAAGCTTCGTCGTGACCAGCGCCTGCGGTATGGCCTCCGCCTTGGCAGCCTTCAGCTTGTCCCTGGCCCGGATGTAGTATGCGAAGGCAGCGTCGGCGGAAGCCTGTACGCGCTCGTAGGTTCGATAGGCGTCCTGCGCTTCGTCGTGCGCCATTTCGTATTGCTGTTGCTCGGTCATTAGTCTCTCCTGCTGTTGATAATCACGGATGCGGCTTCCGGTGACGGAAAACCTTTCTTGCGCAACGCGCGGTAGTCGGCCTCTTCGCTAGGCTTGACACCTAGCCGGGACAGGTACTGTGTGTGGCGCGCGTTTGCCGCCTTCGCTGCTAGCTCCGCGTTGCCTCGCATACGGTCAGCGCCTGCGGCTGATACGCGGGCAGTGAACCCTGGTTGGGCGTGCATAGCCTTCATTCGAGCCTTGCCGTGGCAACTGGCGCAATGGGTGTTGCGTGGTGAGGCGCGGCAAGCGTCGGGCTGTAGACAATTAGGTCCGGGCTGCTTGGTCATATGTGCAAGGTTCTCGGTATTAGCTGTTGAGTTACAAACGGTTGCGGCAGATACGTCGAGGCGGGCGGCTTGGCGGGCTCGCCTTTGTTGCCGGTTTCCTTCGTCCTCGTGCACAAGCATGTTGGCGCGCCGTTCCGCATACTCTTTGTCAGAGTGGTGGCAGCGCGGGGAGTTACCTTCAGGCCAACGGACGCCACACAGAGGGCAAGTGATCCAAACGTCCATCACTCACCCCCTACTGTAGGAGCAGCGCCGAAGGCGGCTTGCCAGACGGCCTCGGTGATCTTGTCATGGTTGCCGATGTGGCGTCGCTGAAGGTCGCAGACGGCATCGCCAGACGCCGCCCACATCTGGCGAGAAGGTTCCCTCCCCACGACCTTATACCCAGCCCCCTCAATGGCGCGGAGGGCTGCTAGGGCGAGGTTCATGGACTCCTTGTGCTTGAACTGATCAGCAGGCCAGCCCACGTCCTTTCCCGCGTACTTTTCCCGCATCTTCTTTTCGGCAAAGTCCATGACTTCCCAAGCGCCGGGGTCGATCACCCGCGCCACGATCTCTACCAGTTCACTCATGGATAGAGCCTCCGGTACTCACGAGCCTTTTGAGTTCAGCGCGGGCCGCGAGCGGATTGACGGAAAACGCAGCCGGGCTCTCCTGTAGGTTCTGAAAGTCCGGCATGACCGCGCACCACATCCGTTGACCGCGCGCGGAAAAGCCATCGTGGAAAATACGGATCTCATCCGCTTTCGGGCCGCCGTGATTTGGACAGCATGGCCCAACGCAGAACGGCGCATCTGTTTGATGCCAGTACCGACTCCCTTGGTCATGCCGCAGGACTTCAATCGGCAACTGGTTTCCGTAAGCGGGCGCGTCGCAAAACCCGGCAGGTAATCCCATCATCCACATGGGGACGCGGCATTTCAGTTCACTCATGGGGGGCTCCTTTGAGGGCGGCGCGGGCTATCTCGTTGACTTGAGACACAAGGCTGTCAGTCCACTTCTCGGTCAGATCAGCAATGCGGCGCATTTCCAGCTTCAGCGCCTCCACCTCAGCCTGGAGAGCGTCTTCTCGGGCGTAAATGGTGGCTAACGCTTCCGCAGTCTTGCTTCCGGGGGGCCAGCCTCCAAACACAACCTTAATGACTTCTTTGGCTTCTTCTGGAGTCATCGTCCTGCCTCCTCAACAGCGAGGGAGAGGGCGTCGTGGGCCTGTGAAAACTCCTGAATCGAACCATTCGGATGATTGGCCGCGATCATGCCCTCCCCCGCCAGTCTCAGCGCCTCATGTGACTTGAGGAGGGCGACAAGATCGGCATTCGGCACCGATACAAACCCGTCGCTTTCGTCCACGTAAACCCTAAGCCTCTCCACAGCCTCACTGACCTTCATGGTCGCCTCCTATGGCTTGGTGGTAGGTGGCGCGCTCTTTTTCGGCTTGCCCGGCGTCTTCCAGATATTCGACCAGCGGCTTCGCCAGCTTCACCGCCGCATCGAAACCGGCGAGGAAGGCTTTGATGTCCATGCCATTGTCCCATCCGCCCGTATCTATGTCGTAGGCAGTCGGTCTTTCGTCCTTCAGCCACTCCCTCGCCGCCAACACCCTTGGGTTTATGGGGTCGGGTGGGGTCCAGTTGGAGACGACCAATTCGCGGTAGACGTTGAAAGCATCGCGGGGGTTTATTGCGCCATCGATCGGGTGGCGGCTGCGGCGCCAAGCCTCTTCAGCCCGCGCCTTGTCTAGCTGTTCCGGGGTCATGACCGCCCCCCAGCCTTGGAGGCTTTGAGACCGGCGAGGTACGCTCTCAATTCATCGTGGTAATCATAGCCCCCCGCAGCGGGGTCGCAAAGGCATGAGGGATACCGCCCCTTGAACCACTCCCTAGCCAGCACCAGGTCTGGGTCTACTGGAGGCGGAATGACTTCTACACGGGCGGTAGGGGCGGTGAGTTCGGAGACATAGAAACTCGTGGTCGGCCCTAGCTCGCCGTCCAATTTGAAAAAGAAACAACCCCTGATGCTCTCGACGAAACCCCCCCTCAACAGTGATCCTAACCCGGTCTCTGGGCTTCATGGTGGGGAAAGTCATTCCGCTGTTTCCTTTTCAAGATATGGCGCAAGCAGTTTCAAGCCCGTGGCTGTGAGGTAATAACCCGCGTGCTTGCGGGTGGCGATGACGTCAGCCGGGGCCAGCTTGGCGCGGATGCGCGCGATGTGGACTGCGGCGGTATTGTGGACGGCGTCGGTCGCCAGCTGGTTGGTCAGCATCGATGCGGAGACGATACCGCCCCGCGCGTCGTAAAGGGTGCGCAAAATAGCCTCCTGGTGGGGCGTGAAGCCCCAAGCGGCCCAGCCGGGGGCCGTGACAGGGCGCGGCGTCGGACGGGCGTCAGCGGCCTCCTTACGCATGCGCGCGATGATGCGCTTAAGGCGGTCGATTTCGGCCTGGAGGTCGGTTTCGGTGGTCACTTGATCCCCCATATCTGGCAGACGCCCAAGGCTATGGCGAGAACGGGTGCGCAGACCACCGGGGCCAGCGCAAAAAGCAGCCAAGACAGATGTATGCTCTTACCGGCGGCGAGCGCGCCAATAGGGACTGACAGGCACACGATAACCAACAGATCTGTCATCAGCAGTTTAGCCATGAGCACAGCCATCAGCTTTCGAGCCCCAACAATTCGCGGAAGTCTTCGCGCATGGCGTCGCGGCCTTCGTGGTGCGCGCGGTTCAGGTACCAAACGATAGACTTTGCAGGCTCCGGCTGGTCAAACGACAGCGGCAAATGGCCGGTGCCCCACGTCAGCGGATTGTGTCGGGTGTCGTGAATGCCCCAGTAGGTCGCGCCGGAACCGGCGTGTTTGCCTTCGTAAACGGTGTACATTAGAGAGCCCCCAGGGCGCTGGCGCGGACTTCCAGAAAGTCGAGAATCTGGCTGGTTTCCGTCGCCTTGTCGGTTCCAGGGTATTCGCTTTCGATATGTGCGCGGAACTCAGGAAAGGTGAACCAGCGACAGCCCGCCATGATCTTCGGGGGGCCGTCCTGAAGCTGGAAGGCATAGAAAACATAGCCGTCATTGCGTCCCGCGTAGGCGAGAGTGCGCGAAACAGTGTCGTCTTTGATTTTCGAGCCGCTCAGGTTCGAGT